AAGTGTTAGGTTAACAGAATGTAGATTATCTAACAGAATTGACAGTGATATTGTGCACGTCAACATGGCACTGCCATAGGCATAACGCATGACATAAAACAACGCATAGAGGGGTGGCGTAATACGTATTTTCAGGGTCAAAACGTCCTGAGTATCCGCATATCCAAACCTACTAAAAATCCGAAACAATATAAACTATTGTAATATGATAATGTTATAGTGTTGGGTGTGTAACTTTGTTATATGATAAACATCGAGGATTACATTGGTGATATTGGTGGGGCATCGAGGGAATTGGCGAAACGGTCGATGCGGGGGTATGTTGAGTATATGATGCCGGAGTATGAGTTTAACTGGCATCATGTGGTTATGTGTGATTTTATAGACAGGTTTGTGCGGGGAGATATAAAAAGGTTAATGATTACCTTACCTCCTCAGCATGGTAAATCGGAATTAACATCCCGTATGTTACCATCTTATTTATTTGGTAAAAACCCAGATAGTAAGATATTGTTGTGTTCGTATAATGCGGAGAAGGCGGAGGAGTTTAATCGGGAGATACAGAGGTATTTGGATAAGCCTGAATACCACATGCTGTTCCCTTATGTGAAGCTACAAGCACCCGGTACGAATGGTGCGTATGTTAGGAATACCAAAAGATTTGACATTACGGGGCATAGGGGCTTTTTGAAGAGTGTGGGTGTGGGTGGTGGTATAACGGGTACACCCTGCGATATTGCTATTATAGATGACCCTGTTAAGGGCAGGGAAGAAGCTAATAGTATGACTACGTTAGAAAGTATATGGGCGTGGTATAACAGTGATTTGTTGAGTAGGTTGCATAATAACAGTAAGCAGTTGGTTATTATGACACGGTGGGACAGTGAGGATTTGGTTGGTCGGTTGCTGAATAAAATGTCGGAAGGTGGTACTAAGTGGGATATACTTAATTTACCTGCTATAAAGGAAACGGACGAAAACCCTATTGACCCAAGACAAGTAGGGGAAGCGTTATGGGCTAATAGGCATGGGCTGCAAAGGTTATATGAGATAAGGGCGAGTGATTTAAGGACGTTCACGTCTTTGTACCAACAAAACCCTATGCCTGTTCAGGTGGGAGGTGAGTGCTACAAAGAATACGATGCGAATAACATTGTTTGTAAATTGGAGTACAATCCAGATTTACCTTTGCATGTGTCGTTTGACTTTAACGTCAATCCCTATATGCCATGTGGGGTATTCCAGATAGAATCTTATAGCAAAGTGTTACCGAGTGGGGACATAAAGAAATACTACAATATCAATATGATAGAGGAGATTGCTTTACGTAGTCCCCGAAACACCACTACCCATGTTTGTACTTATATCAGAACTAAGTACCCAAATCATACGGCAGGGATGTTTATTTATGGCGACCCGCATGGTATGGATGAGGATACCCGAAGCGAGAAAGGGCATAACGATTACAGGATAATCCAAAGGGAGTTGGGTAAGTATAGCCCTAAGTTACGGATTGCTAAGAAAGCCGACCATGTAGCAACAAGGATAGGGTTTATGAATGCTATCTTTGCGGGGCGTATCGACAACATGATTATCCGTATCGACAGGCAGTGTAAATATACATCAGAGGATTTTCAATACATCAAAGAAGATAGCGATGGCGGTAAGTTTAAACAGATGTGGACAGACCCGTCAACAGGGGTTAAATGTCAAAGGTTCGGACACATGTCAGACTTTTTTGAATATTTTATCTGCATATGTTTTATTAAAGAATATATAAAATATCAGCAAGGTGGAGCGGATAGCGCACCAATAACAGTCGGTCAAAGAAAAAATAATAGGCGTTCAAAAAATATGTATTAACTTTGTTTTATGGATTCATGGCAGGATTTGATAAATTACGTTGCTGAAAAAGGGTGTGAGTGGGCTTATGTCACCCACACTAATATATTTGGCGTTACCCATGAAACTGAATGCATTACTAAGGATGGCAAAATTGTATATTATGCCCCTGATTTTATGGAAGATGAAGATTCAGGCATATTAGAAAACATAAAATCTGAAATTGATATGTTTTTAAATGAACCCGATAAATTTGCATTTCATAATGATATGGGATTTTTATACACGTCACCTACTTTTAAGCTAAGACCAATACCAGACATAAACGCCTTAATTTTAAGATAATGGGATACATGATACTAAATGACTACAAGTCGTTTATACAACCTCAATTTTTCCAGCAGCTCGTGCAAGGCGATGATGAAAAACGGATAACGGAAGAAAGAACCGCTATATCATGGGCGTTATCCCGTTTGCAGCAAAAGTATGATATGAACGCTGAATTTACCGATACATCGGTTTGGTCGTTTACATCGGCTTATGGCGCAAGGAGTAGAGTGTACCTCGATGCTGATTTGTACGTACCCGCAAATGCTTATGTCGTTAATGACCTAACATTGTATCAAGGTAATGTGTATATCTGCAACAACAATACAACAGGCGCATTTGTAGCAAATGACTGGCAATTGTTGGGCGCACAGTACGCCATGTTCTATGCTAACTATCCTGCCGATTGTACATTGCAGGGTAAACTAAACCCACCTACTCTAACTAAACCTAATGCACCCGTATTCAATTACCTGAATATCTACACAAAGGGAGATGTAGTGTGGTGGAAAGGGAATACCTACGTGGCGGCACAAGATACCCTACTGATAACACACAATGACCTGATTAACTTTTTTACCTATGCAGCAGTCCCTTACCTGAATGTTTTCCCTGATGACGTTCAAAATAACGTGAATCAGAAATTTTGGAAAGACGAGACAGTGTATGTAGTTACGGCAGGGACATTACCAACCGATACTACCTCGTGGACAAAGGGAGATAACCGAAATCCCCAAATTTTGAGGGCAATAAAAGCATTGGTAGTTTGGGCGTTAAGTCCCCTCATTTCGGGTAATAATGCACCTAAAAAGTGGGAAAATGAATATAATAATGCCACTTGCGATATGGATAAGGCGGCAAAAGGTGAAATTACATTAGATTTGCAACTTATACAGCCCCGAAGCGGACAAAGAATAATGTTTGGTGGTAATATTAAGCAAAAAATGACCTATTAACATGAATTTTTTACAGAAAATAGTAAATGCTATACCAGTTCCAGTATTTAACCCTTTTCAGTCGAAAGGTGGTAAACCTACGGATGCTTTGGTGCGGTCAGGGGGTGGGAGTGATAATCCCAAACATAATACCAATAACTTAATATTCCCATCAGCACCCGACAGGACAGCCAAAGACCTCGAAGCATGGCGGGATAGTTTGCGCCAAACGGAAAATCCATTTTTCCCGTACCGCACACAAATGCAAATGCTGTTCAATGACACTATCCTCAATGACCATGTCAGGTCATGTATGCTGCGTAGGCGTAACATGACTATGCTTAGGGATTTTGAAGTACAGACAGCGGACGGTAAAAACATTCCTAAGTGGACTGAATACTTTCATAAGCCGTGGTTCAGCCAAAAGGTACTGCAATTTATATTGGATGCTCGTTTTTATGGGTACAGTCTTATTGCATTGGGCGATATTAAAAAGGGGGAATTTGTTAATCCCTCTATCGTTAGACGGACGCACATCAGCCCTGAAAGGTTAGAGGTTATGCCATTTCTGAATAACCCTACCGGCTACAAATTTGACGAAGCACCCTATAAAGACTGGCATTTGTGGGTGCCGACTGTTTCAGAAGATGGCGTAACATCGTGCGGTATGGGTTTATTGTATCCTGTTGCCCGACTTGAAATATTTTTACGTAGCAACACATCGTGGAACGCTGATTTTGTTCAGATATTCGGGATGCCAATATTGGAGATGAAAACTAACAAGACCGAAGAAGCAGAGCGAAAGATGGCATTAGAAGCTATCCAAAGTCTTGCATCAAACGGTTGTTTGGTTTCGGATGCTATGGGTGATGAATTGGTGGTACATGCCACATCGTCACAAGGTAATGGCTATAAATCCTACAATGACTTTGACAAACGGCTTATTGGCGGTGTAAGCAAATTGATATTGGGGC